TCGTGCTCAATTTGGAACAACAATAACAAGTCATACCGCTGGAATAGATTCTTACTGGTCAGACAATACTTATGTTAGAGGTTGTCAAATGAAAACTGAGTATTTATTTACAACTACACTACTTGAAGATATTTCTTTACCAGCAACCACAACTGGAGCAGCAGGAGTTAATAATTCTAAGGCTCAACAAACCTCAAGAGGCGGAACAATTAAAAACTTTATGTCTTCAAGTTATACTACAGAAACTCCAGTTAATTCAACCATATCTGCAAAAACTGGAACAATTCAATCATCAGCCTTAGTAATGAATGGACCAACCTTTGAAACAACTGAAACTTCAATTGACTTAGTTTCTTATGTTTATAAAGAATTAGATAATTCTTATAAGCATTTTGGAACAAGAATGCGTATCATTGGCAAGATTGAAAACAATGAGCGTCGTAGTCAAACCCCAAATGGAAGCACAACATATTATGAGGTTGCTAAAGTTCAGCCAGATCAGCCAGTAAGCATAGGTGGTGGATCAGGAGGCTTAGCAGTATTGCTTAATCCAACAACCAACAACGGATATTATTTTGAAATTGCTGCATTGACAAGTGATAACATAGAATCATATTTACAATTAGACAAAGATAATCAATCAGATATTTCTATTAACAATGTTGTTTTTTATAAAATTAAAAAAGATGCATCTAACAATGATGCAATTCCTGTAAAACTTTATGGCGGTCTAGCAAAAATTATAGTTGACGATGGTAGGTTTACTGGTCAATATAGAATGACTGGTGAGGAAAATTCAACGGTATACGATTTAGCCGTAGAGTATCAAGACATAGGAAAAACAAGAAGATTCTACCTATACATTAATAATCAATTAATTAAGGTCGTAGATGATCCAGACCCACTTCCAATATACAATAATATGGCTCCATTTGTTCGTGGCTCATCTAGAGTAATGTTTGAAAACATATACGCTCTGTCTCAAAACTACTCTCAAAATACCGTGTTTACAGTTGGAGAAACATTGTCTTCTGCTTTTGGAGATAACGAAATAAGTGCTAGTGAATCTTTAAGAAAATACGCAATGAGCGGTATTGTTCAAGCAACATATTTGTCTGGCATTAGTGCTCAGCAACCACCTAAATATAATTTATACTTTGACGAGTTTGGCTCAATAATGAGAGAGTGTGCTTACTTTGATGTTAAGTATGATCGTGCATACCCCGCACTTTATGCTAAGTTATCCCCAACATTTAATAATATTAAGGGGTACGTCTCATCTGGTTTTTATGCAGACTCTTATGGCGCTGAGTTTTTAATATTTAATGCTACAGATACTGCACTAAATCTTGATGAAACAAGCGGTAATTATCTAAGAATTCAAGGCGTTACATTTACACAAGACACAACCCATGAGTTAACAGTTGATGAATACTTTAAAAAGCGTAGCAATTTTTCTAATCCATTACTGACTGGATCTTCTCAAATTGTTTCTCCACAAGTTGAAAAACAAAAGTTTGATGAAATTAAAAGAAGCAGAATGATTTATGGAAATAATGAATTTACTTTAGATACACCATACATACAAACACAAGATGATGCAGAAAATTTAATGGGCTGGATGATAGACAAACTTATGGTTCCTAAAAAATCAGTTGGGTTAAAAATATTTGCAACTCCAACAATTCAACTTGGAGATATTCTAACAATTAATTATAAAGATTCTAATAATTTGGATTTAGTTACTTCAACCGACTCTAGATTTATAGTTTATAATATTGAGTATGCAAGGAAAATAAATGGTCCAGACATGACACTTTATTTAGCGGAGGTTTAATATGGCAGAAAAAGTAACACTTGCTGAGGCTAAAGCCCTCGGCTTTAATAGTACTAAAGGTATTACCAAAGAAGGTGGTATGTATAAGTTTGCAGAATCTCTTGCTCCAGATAGAGGCGGATTTCAATCAGTTGGTGTAGCAAAGGCTGGACAGCCTCAAATGACTCCATACTATGGAGATGTCGCTGGTGCTTATCGTTTAAACCAAGAACAATATGGTGCAGCAGGAATGACAAACGGAGTAATGAATACTCAAAATTTATTAAATGCTATGGCAGAAAATGAAAGAAAAGCGGGAATACTTCCTCCGAGAAATTCTGAAACAATTGCAGGAGGTCCTCTTCCTAGCGCAAGTATTACAGCAACACCCCCAGCACCAGAATCAGAGATGTTTTCTGCAAGAATGTTTTCTGCTCCACCAGTTAAAACAGCAACCCTAGATATTATATTATTTGATGAAGAAAATATTCCAACAGACGGAATGTTTGATCAGATATTTGAAAATATTGGCGGTCAAGAATTAATTAGTATAACAAGGTCTGATATTATTAACGGTCAAAAAATATCATATCAACCAATTAAAAACCTTTCAGCCATTCAACAAAGGTATAATCCAAACAATATTCTTAGCCTACAGCAAACCGCAGATAAGTTTTTTGCTGGATTTTCAATTAAACTAGAAGACAAAATTCCAGAAACTGGCAACGGAACTAATGGAGAAAACGTATACCTTAACGCAGCAGGAGACTTAATTATTGAATTTATTAACGTAAATCCTGACGAACAAGTAGAAACACAAATCAGCGTAAGTGGTACAATATATGAAGCAGATCTTGGAGACTACACCTCATGATAACTAATACTGGTAAAACTATTATTGCAAAGTATTTACTTGGTCAGGCCCCCGCCTATGCTTCGTATATTGCTATTGGTTGTGGCGCTACTCCTTTAGATACCGCCGATGAAATAGGCGATTATTCAACAAAAACAAATTTAGATTTTGAAATGTTTCGTGTTCCAATTTCATCTAGAGGTTTTGTAAACGAAGAGGGTGTAGATAAGATTGTTTTAACAGCAGAACTACCAACAGAAGAAAGATATGAAATAACTGAAATTGGAATATATTCTGCAGGCTCTAATCCTTCTGCAGGAGCATATGACAGCAAGACAGTTTTTGCTTTTACACAAACAGAAAATTGGCAATATGTAACAGAAGCATCTGCGGTAGCAATTGACACAGAGTCTGATGCATTAGATGCCCCAAACTATGATAACGTCATTGCTGTAACAGATCCAGTATTTCAAACAAACGCAGATAATCCAATATTTTTTAAATCACCAAGAGTTGCAAGATATGAAAGACCAAGGTTTTTAAATAATATTATTATGATAAAAGGTAACGAGGCTGATCTTGATATTGAATCAGATAGCGGTCCAACACAAGATACTTTTGAAATAGGCGCAGGATCAAATTACATTAGACTAAGCGGAGCAACAGTTGACTTTACAAAAAACTCTCCAACAGATGAGTTAAGATTAGCATTTTCAATAATAAACAGAGATGGAACATATGGTTCTGGCACTCAACCAGAAAGAGCCAGAGTTTTAGTTTCATTTGAAAACACAAGTGGAACAGAGTTTGCAAGACTTGAAGCAGAAGTTGCTGACGACAGCAGTGGTGGACAATATGATTTTGCTACAGAAAGATATTTTGTTGTAACAAAACAACTTCAACAACTGTATAGAACATCTGGGTTTGACTGGAATGCTGTTTCTGTAGTTAAAATATATGCATGCGTTATTGATGGAGTTAATCCGTCTGGTAATTACTATGTAGCGCTAGACGCTTTAAAGTTAGAAAATGTTTCTACAATAAACCCACTCTATGGATTAACAGGATATTCAGTAATTCAAACTTCAGGAGCAGAAACCATAGTTAAGAGTCCTAATACTAGTAATTATGTTGAGTTTAGATTTTCAGTAGATCTTTCTAGCGGAAATAATTCATAATGGCTGACGCAGGAATTAAAAAAGTTATAATTAAAAAATCTTCTTTACCCCCGCTAGATCATAATAAGGTTGGATATTTTTTTAGATATAGAATTGTTTCTGAAGATAAAAACAGAACCTCTCAATGGTCTCCAATAAATCTTGTATTAGATGACTCAATTACTGCTGTGGCTGGCGCCGTACAGGTTTCAGCATCAATTATTAGTGCAGTTTGGGGAGATGAACTAAATAGGCCAAGTTATGATGTTTTTGTTGGGTTTGATAATGCTACCGCAACTTACCACGGAACAACGCCAATTCATTCATATCAATTTATTAAAACTGGAACTACAAATGTACGTGTAATTATTCAAGTTGAATCATCCGAAAAAACACTAAATGCCAATTTTCAAATATACAACTCTGGCTTAGTTTCTTTGGTATAATAAAATAGGAGGAATAAATGGCAAAAGTACCACTACCAGAAAGAGGGCAACCTCTTGATGTTACATATTTATAT